GTAACGTTTCATTATTCTTGTCAATTCACTGTTCGTAAACGATAAAAAATCGGGAATTGAGGTACTACCTTCCATAAGCATTGTGATCTCATCATCTTCATTTCTTTCTTGGTTTACATCGGATAGTGTTGAATCATCCATTCTATATATATACACACACTAAAATATTATATTTTGTCTGTTTTGGCGGTTTATCGAACCTCTAGTTCCGCTTCTAGAATAGAAACCAGCTCCATCAAGTAGTTGATCTGATCGCGGTCCGCCTTCCAAAGTTTCTTGTAATGTTCCAGTAGTCCCATCTTGTGATGTAGCATTGACCTCAAGTGTTGAATTTCTCCAGACACGTCGATGAAGTTGGACGGAGGATGGATGTTTTGCTCATCAACAAAACCTTGGTTCATCGGATTGAACTCATCCTCCTCTGTCTCTACCCCAATGTCAATCGCAATCTCTCGTTCTTGTCTCACGTTGTCAGCAAACGTGGTCTGTGGAACGATGTCGTCAAATACATTGGAATACGATACTTGTGGTTCTTCATTCGAAAAACGCACATTTACCGAACGACACAATGGTGTGGGCGGAGGAATCCCAATATTTTCCAGAGTTACACCTGCGAGATAGGTTTCAAAGGCGGTTTCTACACCAAATACTGCGTCTGGTATACCGTCACCCTTGAAACCGCATGTTCTTGTATAGTTGTACTTACTGAACGCACAAACACCACAATAACCTATGAAAACGCCTCGCCACATACCATATGTCTTGCACATCTCGCAACTGTAGGGTCCAAGCCGTTTTTCCGAATCAGACTTTGCCCATTCCACCGGAAAGTGTTGATCGTAGATCACACCATCGTAATTGTAGACATTGGCAAAATACACGGGTTCCGATTGTTCTGTCATCTTATTGTTGTTGTTGTTATTATTAATAGCATTTTGAAAAGAAAAAAGGCTTTTCAATTTTTAGATATTTCTATTGATTTTACATAATATTACTAAAAAAATCAAAAGGTGGAAATCATATAAAAATAAGATGTGATATGAATACAATACACAAATGACATTGCCTTCTAATTTCGGATTTGCTACACTCTTTTTATGCATCGATGAAAATTCACCGGATTTGCAAAATGAATACGTTGAACAAATACATAGTCATAATGCACAAGTCTTAACGGATCCATTTCCAAATGCAGGATTCGATCTCAAAGTCCCCCAAAATACTATATTTGACGGAAATACGAGCAAAACAACCTTTGTCCATTTTCGGGTCAGAGCCGAAATGCGAATCTATGATATTCCAACTTCAAGATGGAAGACCACTGGATTTTATTTGTACCCTCGATCCAGTATCAGCAAAACTCCCCTTATGTTGGCCAATCACACGGGTATTATTGACAGTGGATATCGCGGAGAATTGATCGGCGCTTTTCGCAATTTAAATGCAAACGAATATTATGTTCCAGCAATGACCCGACTCTTGCAAGTATGCTCACCGGGTTTGCGGCCGATTTTGGTTCAGACCGTTTCGCCCGGTTTCTTCGAAGAAACGGCGCGCGGTGAGGGCGGATTCGGATCGACGTCATAACTCGCGATAATCGTAAAACATATCGATAATGGATATGTTTTGCTTTTAGGGGTGATAGCCTCCCTGTTTGTACTGCTTCCACGTAATCTTTTTACCGTCGATTTTAGGAACAATTTCTCCCTCGCGCTCTTTGTCCAAGTTGTCGGCGCGCTTGATCGCCGAATCCAAGTAGAGCTCCTTCAAATAGCGACCAATCATAATCGAACCCTCGTGCTGATCATACTTTCCATCCTCGATCAACTTCAAAACAATCAATACCTTGTGCATAATGGTCGTGTCAATTTCGTCCTTCATACAGCGTGTGAAAATGTCCATATAATTGTCATATAAAAACCGGCACTCGCTTTGCACAATGTTGAAAAACGCCTCGGTGTTGGTCATTCGCAATGCCTCGTGCTCCTTTTTTAATTGCTCCATACGACGAATATCATCGCGAATTCGTGTACTATGTTTGACACGACGAATATTCTCCGTATTGTCCTCTGAATCCATATTGTCGATCAATTTCTTCAAGTTCAATCGTTCATTATCGGTGATGGACATTCTGCAATATACAGGTTTATACCTCTGAATACTCTATATGTGTTTCGCGTGATTATATATTATCTTGGTATTTTAGTAGTAGTTGATTGTAAAATAAAATGCCAGAATCATCGACATCGACATCATCATCTGAACCCATAAACGTCATTACAAAATATTTTGTTCCACCCAATTCTGCACAATATAGCAAATGGGGACTCGTTTTTGCTGTCTTTATCGTGTTAATCCTAATGTTTGGCTTGATACTCTACATTTATGTTTCGCTCAATTATTATGATTACTATAACCGCATCAATGTGATCAGTAATGCAAATTGGTTTGGTAAAAATCCACAAATCGAATTCCAAAAATACATTGCGAATACTCAAGCCGATGTCATTTCCAATGCAATGAACAATATCAAAACATCGAATGACAATATTGTCAATTCGGCAAATCGTATCAATGATCGATCATCGCGTTTGTCAAAACAAGTTTTGACGGATGTAGTGTCTCAATCCAAAGATGCTAATACTTTAGGAAGTATGATGAGAACGCAAATTGACAAATTGGTAAATTCAGTGAATAATATGATTTCCAATGTCTATGTAAAATCGACCACCCGTGGACCTTCCGTCAATGTCATTGTTTCACCAGCCAATAATTCTTCAGTATCATCTCCTGTATCAACGATGATCCCCAGTCCCGCACCCGCGCCTGCATCAAATATGATGTCTAGTCCCGCACCCACGCCTGCACCAACCATACGGTCTATTCTCGTACCCGCTCCTGCATCAACGATGAGGCCTAGTCCCGCACCCACGCCTGCATCAACGATACGGTCTATTCTCGTACCCGCGCCTGCATCAACGATGAGGCCTAGTCCCGCACCCGCGCCTTCGCCAATGTGAACTTATTCTCCAAATATTTTATGTTTGTAGAATAAAATGCCTGCCGTAAAATATGTCCCTATCAATTATTATTCTTATAATACACCGATATACGTAACATCAGTGATTGCTATTGGATTATATTTTGCATTTACGTGTATTTTATATTCGATATTAAAATACGAATGGCTCAATGTGCAAAACATTTGTGATCCGGCATATTATTACGGAAAAGGATGTACGAATATGATTTCGAACCAAGTTTTGCTAGATTCCAAATTTCTTGATACAAAACGCAAATTTTATCGTGCCAAGGATACGATTGCCTATGAAATGATACCCCAAGACGAAAAAAATGTCAATGATGCTGACCGCGATGTAACTCAAAATATGAAAGACTCTGACGGTATCATTCAATCCAGTATCACCAACATTCAGTCTTTCTCTGAAAATGTAAATACCGTTTTTCAAAAATATTTAGGAAATATGCAATCTCTTGTAAAAGATACATCCATTCTTTCTCAAGATACGATTCAATCCTTTTCCCAAATTACGCAAAATTTGAATGATTTAATGATAAAAGTCCAAGATAGTATTATCGATCCCGCGTTTGCAAAATATACCGACCCATTGAAGAAACTCTACAAAAGTTTGCAAACCACTTATCAATCCAGTATTCCATTCCAAAAATTGCCCAGTTACAGTAAATAAATCAAAATTGGTAAACCAACGTTTTATCTCTGTTCAATGTATAAATGAAAAAAACGGCATCATCTAGCTCTTCTATACTTATTATTGCATTGATCATTTTAGCTGTGATTCTCCTATTTTCATCTCTTTTCGGCTCGTCAGGTTTAGCTGGTCGTCAGACGGGGAAATTACAAGGATACAATGTCGAACCATTTAGTCATCGAATCCATTACGCCACTTATCCAGAAAATGCCAACATTGATACACGGCAATCAATGATGATCAATCGACGTCCAAGTGAAAATGTCGAACCCATCCACGGGTTTGATGGATTGTATGGTTCGACTCAACTTCCGGATAACAATGTGGATGTTTTCAAGACAGCGATGGGTTCAACTGATCCACAGTGTTTTTCTACCGCTTCTGGGTTATCCAACTCCCGCGGTGCGTTGTGTTTAGATAATTCACAAATGAATCTTCTCCAAACCCGCGGAGGTAACCAAACCGGTCGTGCTTCCGTAATTGGTGGAAGTGCTGTTTAATCTCTATTCGCGGATAAATATATTTATCCACGAAAAGGATATATGTTTGTTTTTTCATCAACAAGTTCAATGTGTCTTTTACATTATCTCTAGATTTTTCACTCAACACAATATACAATCTACTATAAAAAGAATACCATCAAAAAAGATGTAAAAACAAATAGCCAAACATCCTTATTCTCACCCAATAATGTACAAAGTAACCGTTGTCAGTTTTTACTTTGATCTGAAGGGATTTCGCGATGCAACCCCCAGTGTCCGCCCCTCCAGTTTTTATATGGAAAAAGGGCGATCCACGTTGAAGTTGCCCTATCCAATGATTTTCTTTTGCGATGAGTCGACTTTTCCCGATATCAAACAAATGCGCGAAGAAGAATTGGGTGAGGAAATGGCAGGTAACCTTACTCATTATGTTGTGAAAAACATAACCGAATACGATTTTTACAAGGACAATCTATCGATTGTACAGCAAAACCGCCGCCATCAATCTGCGGTCTACAATGAAAGCAGTCGAAACACGAGCTCCTATTTTTTGCTGACAATGTTCAAAATCGTGGCACTGCAAATGGCCCATCAATGGAATCGATACGATACGGCCTTTTTGGCGTGGATCGATTTCGGCGGGAGTCATATTTTGCGAAATTTCGAAGAGGGTGCCAAGAAAATGCTCGATGACCCCTTGGAAAAAATCCGGTTTTGCTATATTCATTATCGTGGAGAAGAAGAACTTCGCGATATGAAACAGTATTATGCCAATGGCGGTCCGTGTGGTGTGGCCGCAACTGCGTTTACTATTGAACGCGAATACGTTTCTCGATTTTACAATGGGATTCTTTCGATCTTCCACGAAACCCTGTTTCACGGAGTGGGACATTCGGAAGAGGGGGTAATGACCTACTTTTGCCATCGATACCCGGAGTTGTGTAATTATTCCTATGGCGATTATTATTCGGTCTTGTCCAATTACCATCGTCCCGTGGAAGATCTGCATTCTATTCAATATTTTTTCATTGATCAATGCAGGTACAAAGGTCGCGATGATTTAGCAGCCAAAGTTCCCTTATTCGATTCAAAAAAATCGTAAATATTATAATGTCTGGTGTTTCACTTACGTGTAGCGGAAACAGATTAGATGTCGGTAGTTTAATCTCTATTCGCGGATAAATATATTTATCCACGAAAAGGATATAGGCTACCCACGGTTTTGTAGCCTCCTTCGGAAGGCTACATACGGTTAACATTCAAAATGGGACTTGTCCCATTTTGAACGTTAACATATCGACCAAAGAAAAATTCGATGGGACTCTGTCCCATCGAATTTGTCCTTTGGTCCAAAACCGC